GACAAGGTCGGGATCGAAACTTGTGTCGTCTCTCTCGTTGCTGGTATGCGACGAGATCGGGGCTTCAAGCTCCATCGCCAAGATTGTCGAATCCCTCGTGTGGGTTATTGTTGCCGATCGTGCCTCGAAGAAGAAGGAGGCCGATTGGTTTACATCAAAGGAATTCGGGCGTTTCCGTCAATCAATTTTGGAAACGGCCCGAAGGATCCAATCACACGAGGATGAGGAGAATCGCGAGCAAAAGTATGTAAAGTTTTGGCTCGACACGATCCTCTGTCGGTTTGTTGGTGATCCACGGCTTCCAGATAAGCCTGAGTGGATCCAACGACCCTTGTTTTCGGGATGGATTTCTCGTCTTGTCGCTCGTCGTGTAGCGCAAGGACCGCATCATAAGGCGGCCGCATCTTTCGTTTATTCGCTCCAAAAGGGAGCAAAACAGATGTGGCCTCCGATGACGCAAACGTCCAAAATCGCTGCTCTCGACAAGCATCGTCAGAGACTTTCCAAGCCTCACGGACTTGTACCTTTTGATCTCCGATTGAGAATCGTTGAGATCTCGGAAGAGGTATTTGGTCCGCGAAATGCTCGGGAGGCCTCTCACGATCCGACAACCACGAAATTTGTACCATCAGGTTCGGCGTGCTTACAAGCTTCCCGTCGACACGGGGGTGCGTTAAGCCTTTTTGAGCCTTACCTGTTCCCGACATTTGATTCGAAGAGTACGGGTCTTTTTGATGTTACGACTGTTGCCAAGAAAGGCAAGGGTGTTGTTTCAGTCGAGGCACGACCTTCGTATCTTCGGGAGCACAAACTCACATCGGCACAAGAAGCCAGTGTTGTGGGTCGTCTCCCCATGTTGGTTCATTCCCTGAACAATTGGCGTCAGGAGAATTTCGAACTTGCACTTTGTGAAACTCTCACAAAGGTGGTCCGAAACTCATCCTTCGACTCTCCGACAGTTCGCCAAGATAACCCCCTTCTCCATGTTTCGGTGATGGCAATTGCTGAGCCTGGAAAGTTTCGTATTATCACGAAGGGTGATGGTTATCTCTACTCGGTTTTGCAACCCCTCCAAGGTTTGATGTTGAGTGCATGGAAACGGCACCCAGCCTCGACTATGAGAGACGAGGATCTTTTACCGAGAGTTCGAAAAATGGCGACGATCTGC